AATGGTTTAAATTTGTTATTCCTTTTAAAATGAGTAGTCCTTTAATACGAGGTTCTTTTGATAATATTTTAATTGGTAGTGGCACTATTACAAACGAAGGCAATACTGACGCAAATATGATAATAAATATCAATGGTTTAGCCGACAATCCTACTATTGAACTTGATGGACAAATTTTAACTTATAATGGAACTATCGAATACGGACAAACTGTTGTAATTGATACTGAAAAGAAAACGGTTATGATGGGTGATATAAATGTTTTAAATAATTGGTGCGGTATATTCCCTACCTTAAAACCCGGAAACACAAATGTAATAATGAATGGAAATATTTCTATAAGATGGAGGAACGCATGGTTATGATAAAAATTGAAGATGGACAAGGAAATTCTGAATATGTTGATTTTACAATTGATGAAGAAAGTATATTAATGCCTTTAAATATAATGATTGAGAAAGGAGGAAAAGAACAATTACTACCTCCTACGAAAGATATTTCTTATGAGGTTGCTGGTGTTCATGGTGAAATTTATAAAGAGACTTATTTTCAACCAAGAAAATTTGACTTAAATGTAGTTACTAAAGAATACCCTACCCAAAAGGAATTAAGTGATTTAAAAAGACAATTGGCAAGTATGCTAAACCCTTTAAGTGGAACAAAGTCTTTGGTATATTTGTCTGACCCCTCTAAAAAGTATCTTGTTAATGTTTCAGGCAATACAGATTTAGAACCTTATGCTCAATGGTTTAGGTTTACTATTCCATTGACAATGTATGACCCATTTATTTATGGTACTTTTGAAAAGTCTTTAATTGGCAACGGAACAATTAAAAACGAAGGTACTTTTGAAACAGGATTGATTATCGAAATAAGCGGTGCTATTACTAACCCTTCTGTAACGATAGGAACGGATGTTTTGACCTATACAGGCACGATAACAAGCGGTAATACATTAGTTATAGACACTCTTAAAAAGACCGTTAAAATAGGAAATAATAACGCTGTGAACAATTTTAATGGTATGTTCCCCTTGTTGCCTGCTGAAACTGAATTAAATGTAGTTGCAGGTAGTAATGTAAAAATAAAATGGCGTGACAAATGGTTGTAGAAAAAGGCGGTGATTGCAAATGCAAATACCTGAATATATTGAAGTAAAAGTAAATAATAAAACAGTGGCTTATCTTTCCCCTGAAAGTGATGGATTGAAAGATTGCTACCCCGATACCCGTTTAAATGGTGAATCAACTTTAGAATTTAGCTTACCTTCTCATAGCGAAAAGATAAAAGAATTAACTCCTGAATGTGAGATATATGCTAATAACAAAATTTATAATCTTTTAAAAGATGAAGCTATTGACGAAGTAATGGACGAGCAAGGCAGAATGTGGACTAAATTCATGGCGGTTGAACGGTGGAATTTATTAGACACGCAATTCCCTGAACCATATATAACTAACGACCCCTCTATTCCCTACCCTGCTGATTTAGCGGTTATAATAGTCGGTGGTGGAACGAATTTAAGCGGTGGAACATACCCTGTAGGAACTGCTGCTCATGCTTTATATGCGGTATTACAAGGCTCTGATTGGAGCATGGGTATATGTGACGTTGAAGGTATACACGATTTAGAAGCTGAAAAGATTAGCCGATTGCAACTTATAAAGCAAATTCAAGAAACATGGGGCGGTTACCTTGTTTGGGATAGTGTAAATAAAGTTGTTCATTTACGAAATGGTGAACTGTGGCAGAATTACACAGGTTTTCAAATACGATACGCTAAAAACATGAAGCATATTAACAGAACGCAATCTAATAAAATTATTACAAAATTGTATTGTTTTGGCAAAGATGATTTAGATATTGCAAGTGTAAATGGTGGATTAAAGTATGTTACTGATTATAGTTATACCAATAATGATTATATCGGTATATATAGCAACCCTGATATTGAGGACGCAGAAGAATTAAAACAAGTAGCAATTAATGAATTGTCTTTAAATAGTAGACCACGATACAATTACAATGTAAAAATTGTTGATTTAAGAGTATTGCCCGAATATTCACATGAAAATTTTACTTTGGGCGATATGGTTGATATTATCAACCCTAAAAGTGAAATCGTTGATAATGTAAGAATTATTAGACATAAATACAATCTATTCCAACCGTGGCAATGCGAATTAGAATTAGGCGACCCGAATGAAAGACTTGTCGAAAAACTAAAAGCTTCTTTTGATACAAATGCTTTTATTGATAGAATGTTTGATTCAATGGGAAATATGTCGGGTAAAAGGCTTGTTGATGGTTCTATAATTAATAACAAGATAGCTGACGCCGCCTTAGAAGCAAGTAAATTTAATACTAAACAGATAATATTGACAGGTGATGTTTGGACTAACAACAGCCCTTTAAATGGCTCTGTGGCGTGGAATGCTCACAAGATAGCTTTCAATGGCGTAATGTATGATATATTAGGCGGAAATACTAATAAAAAATATATTGTTTGGCGGAAAAGTGTTAGCTCTACTATTTATCAGACTTATACGGAAGCAGAATTTGAAAGCGTAGCATTAGCTGATGATGAATTTGTAATTGCTGTAAACAACGGTGGAATACATGACATTGCTTGGTATAGTAGATTAGCAAGACAATTTATAGGAAGCGCTTTTATTGCTGATTTAGCGGTCAAGTCGGCTCATATAGCAAATGCAGCGATTACTAATGCTAAAATAGCTGAATTAGCTGTACAAGCTGCGAATATTGCTAATGCTGCTATAAGCAATGCAAAGATAGCTGATTTAGCGGTTGATACTTTTAAGATTGGCAATACCGCCATAACAGAAGAAAAGCTTGCGAATTTAGCTGTAACAACGGATAAGCTTGCAAACTTGGCTATTACAAACGCAAAGATAGCAAATTTAGCTGTTACAAATGCTAAGATTCAGAGTATGTCGGCAAGTAAAATTACTGCTGGTACGATTGAAGCTTCGATAAGTATTATGTCACCGGAGATATACGGAGGATATATTGAAGGTGCTATATTGAGCATATCAAGAGGAGAGTCCAATAGAATACAGTTTGATGGTGCAACTGGGGGAGGTATTATGTATGATACTAATGGAATACTAAATATTTATGGCAAAAATGGTGTGACTATTGGCAGTAGCATTCTTGG